GCATAAAACTGTTCCGCCAAGGCGTCGATCATCCGCTGACGACTGGCGAGTTGTTCTGGGTTCCAGTCTTCGCCGTACTGGCCAGGGGCCTTCATCTTGCCCGAGCGGAGCGTGTGGAACTTCTGGCCGTTCTTTTCCGCGTTCGCGCTGGTGCTGCGAACCGTGGCGATGACGCCGACTGAGCCAACGATGGCCGATGGCGTCGCATCGATGCGCTCGCCCATCATGCCGATGCGGTAGGCCATCGATGCGCCCATGCCGTCGATGAACGTGCGGACGGGTTTGACCTGACGCGCTGAACGCACGGCGTCTACCGCTTGTTCGCCACCGTCCACGATGCCGCCGCCGGATTCGACGTGCAGCATGATGCCACGCACTTCCTGGTCAGCGACGGCGGTGCGCATCATCGCGGCAAACGCTTCGTAGCTGGTGCCAGCCGGCGCGCTGATGTCGCCGACGTTGGCCGCGTGTTTGCACAACACGCCCTGGACCGGCACCAAGGCGATGCCCTGGTGGATCTCGTAGCTGCGTTCGCGTGGGTGCGGGGTTGACGGCGGACGACCAATGGCGGCGCTGATTTGTTCCGGCGTCAGGCGGATGCCGCTGTCGTGCCGTTCGATGACCGCGCGCATCCGTTCATGCGCGTCGGGCTCCATGGCCCAATGTGCAGTCAGTAGGCGGTCGATCAGGGACATGGGATCAGCCGGCCACGTTGAAATCGATGAAGTAGAACTTGCCGATCTCGAAGGCGACCGCGGCGTCCTTGTTGGTGATCGTCAAATTGATCCGGCCAGCGGGTGTTGCCGCTGACCAGGATTTGTTCGGATCATTTGGATCGGTCGAGTGGAACGGTTCGAGCGACACCGCGGTGGCGTACTCGGTGACTTCCAGCTTGATGCACTTCATGCGGCAGCGGACGGTGGTCATGGTGGACGCTTCTAACGAGCGGCGCGCAAGACCTGTTTTTGTGTGTGCTGTGCACACCGCGCACACCGCGCACAGTCACTCCCAGAATAATCGCCACCAGATGCGCAGCGTCCGGTCGGAGAGGTCGCCCGATGACGGAACGGGGATGCGGCGGCACATCAGGTCAGCAGCAGGGCCAGTGCGTCTTCGTCGACGCGGTCGAACCACACCGGGCCTGGACGCTCGACGGTGGCGGCGATGCGCAGGCCGGCGTCGTCGAGGGTGGCCACCAGGTGCGCGCGGCGAACCGGGGCACGGACTACGCCGCGCGCGGTGAACACCGCATCGTCGAGCGTGGCAGCGATATGGCCGGAGATCTGCGGCGGATGGCTGGTGCCGCGCGCGGTGAACACTGCATCGTCGAGGGTGACGGCCATGCGTCCGACACGGGGCGTCGGGGCCTGCCAGCGTTTGCGGCGGAGCGGCCCGGTCGATCCAGGCTGCGACGCGCCAGCGGCGGGCGTGAACGTGCCGGTCGCCACCAGCACCACATCGTCGAGCGTGACGGCGAGCTGGCCGGTGGCGCTGCCATCACCGGCGGTGGCGTTGTCCCAATAGCTGCCGTCCCAATAGCTGCCGTCCCAGTTGCCGCTGTTCCAGGCCACGGCTCAGCTCGGATCTAGCGTGACCGACGTGCGGTTGCCGCTGCTGTCGGCCTCGCCATCGATGCGGGTCTTGGTCGCGTCGCTGATCGCCTTGAACGCCGGGGAATCCGGGCCACCACTTTTCAGGCCGGCGGCGTGCGCGGCGATGATGCGCAGGATCTCTGCCAGGGTATAGCTGCCGTCGGGGCCGTTTTCCGCGATCGCATCGAGCACGGCCTGGCCGACGTTCGCGGTGCTCAGGCCGGTGCCGGTGACGACGATGTCGACGGCAAGATTCGCATAAGCGGCAATCGTCGCGTCCAGATCGCCAGAGCCGGTCAGCTCACACAGCAAGCTGGCGAGTCCAGCAATCGTCGCGTCGAGATCGCCCGAGCCGGTCAGGTCGATACTCGCGTTGAGGCGGCCTTGAATGGTCGCGGTCAGGGTTCCGCTGCCCGTGAGCGCGGCGGCCATGGCGATGACCAGCGCGGCGGTGGCATCAAGGTCACCGAGTCCGGTCAGGTCGATCGACATGGCGCGCGTCGGATACAGGTTGGCGGCCAGCGTGCCGTCGCCCTGGGAGCCGACAGACATTTCCCCGAGATTGATCGGTGGATGGAAACACGCGGGCAACTGGTAGCCGGTCGGACTGGAAACGGTTTTCAGTGCGGCGCTGCCGTCGACCGGATGCAGGAACTTCGCAAATTGTTCGTAGCAATTCCAATTCGTTGGCAGCAGGGCTGGCGCGCTGCCGTCAGCGATTCCCGCCCATTGCGTGCGGATGCAGTTATTGAGCAGGCCCATCGCTCACGCCCACAGGAAGGACAGGTCCACTTCCACCAGCGAGTTGGTCGGCGTGGCGACGCCGGATTTCAGGATGCCGTAGATCGCGGCACCGTCGTAGACGCGCGGGAGGCCGGTGAAGCGCCACGGCACGCCCTGGCCCAATACTTGCAGCGGAATGGCTTCGCCCAGCGGCTTGACCAGTGCCAGCGCATACTGGCCGCTGACGTAGGTGGCGTTGTTGCGCACGCTCTGTACCGACTGGATACCCGCGTCGGCACCCTGGAGCGGCATGAACGGGCCGAACTTGCCCGCGCCAGTGGCGCCGGTGTAAAGAATGTGACTGTTGGTCGCGGCGGTTTTCCCGATCGGCAGCGACGGCGACGTGGGCGTCGCACGGGCCGCGACGCTGGCGCTGTTGGTGTAGTCGAGCGACAGGCCGGGAGTGCCGGCGCCCAATGCGGTCGAGGACGGATTGAAGATCATCGCCTGAACGCCGGCGCCGTCGCTGTAGCGTGGCAGGCGCATGGTCAGCGTATGCGTGCCGGTGCCGGCATCGGTGAACGCGATGACGGTGCCGGCGATAGCATTGGCCAAGCTGGTCGCCACGCGCGCGGTGGTCGCGCTGACGCGCACCAGCCAATAGTCGGTATTGAGCGACAGGCCCGTGGGCAGCGTGGTCGTGGTGGTGAAGCGCACCTTGGTGAACGACTGCCAATCGTTGGCGAACGTCAGCAACAGGCCCGAGGAACTGGACGCCGTGAAGGTGTTGGAATTGATGATCGTCTGCGCGGTGGTGGTGGCGATCGCGGTCACGCGCGTCCAGGCCAGCACGTCGACCAGTTGCAGCCAGGCCGGGCACACGGTCGCGGCGGCGCTGTTGGCCATCGCCACTTCGAGTCCTTTGTAGTCGTCGCCGGCGGCGCCGATGATGCCGCCGTGGTAGAGGTTGCCGGCGCTGGCGATCTGATCGCACAACGACTGCATCTGTAGCGTGGTGCCGGTGTCGAAGATCGCATCCGCTGACGGATACCCACCGCCACGAAACAGCGTGTGCCATTCGTTGGCGACGGCGGCAGCCGTGGGATTGAATTGCTTCGACAGCTTGGTGGTGAAAGTCTTGCCGGCGGAAATCGCGGACAGGCGGCCGTCGAGGCTGGTTGGAATCGTCATGCGGCCACCCACTTGGTTCGGATTTGTGCGTCGATGATCGCGCCGGACAGGCTGCCGGTCGGCGTCACCACGGCGGAAAGATAGGCGTCGTCGATGATGATCGGCGGCAGGTCGAACAGGTCGTCGTCGTAGTTCCACTCGGACGGGCAGGTGGTTTCGTACGTGCCGAACGACGCCAGCGGACGGACCAAGACGATAGCCAGATTGCCGGCGTCGGCAGTGAAGAACTCGATAGATTCGACTGAACGCACGCCGCCATCGTTGTCTTGCAGCGGAACGAATGTGCCTGGGCAACCAGCGGTAGCCGGCGCACTGGTGGCGATGGTGCCGAGTGCAGTCTGCGTGTTGATGGTCATGATCGGCGACATACGCCCGGCCACGCCCAGCTCGTTGGTATAGGTCACGCGGCAGGTGACGCCGCCAACATAGGGGAATTGTTCCACCAACATGATGCGCACGCCCTTGCCATCGGCGTAGCGCGGCAGGGTGATGGTGTTGTCCATCTCCTGGATGTCTTCCATCGGCACGAGCGGATAATACAGCAGGTAATCCATCACCATGCCGCACATCGGAGCGGCGGCGGACGTGGTGGACAAGATCGTCAGGCCGGACAAGAGCTTCTGCCAGTCGGCGCCCTTGTTTTCGCCGTGGTCGAAGCCGCCGTGCGTGCTGCGCCGCAGCGCTTGTGCGGCCAACGGCGTGCCGTCGGTCATGTAGTTCGCCGCTGGGTAGCGTCCGAAAAACGTCAGGTCGACGGCAATGCCCGACGCGGTCACGACCGATGGATTTTTGATCCACGGACGCGAGAGCGCGCGGCCTTCTTCGGCGGCGCTGAAAATTGCCTTGTGCGTCAGCACGTCAGATGCTCCGCCCGGTCAGCGCTGACAGCAGTTGGCGCAGGGTGAGGGTGAGTTTCCACACGGAACGCTTGATGATGCCGGCGTCGACCTGGCCTTTGCCGCGCAGGGTGACCTTGCGGTTGGCCCAGATGGTGGCGGTGGTGTGGTCGCAGTCGTGGCGAATAAGCGGCGCGACGCCGTCGCCCTGCGGAGTGACGTGCACGGCGCAGCCGCAGACGCTGCACTCGTAGAGCGGTGGGCAGTTGGCAAACATGGCTCACGTCTCCGTGATGGTGATGGCACCGATCGGGAAACGGGGCTGGATCTGGTTACTGACGGCGATCGAGGCGTTCAGGTCGCCGTAGTGGAAAACGTCGGAGGCACCGGCTGCCTTGCAGGTCGCCATGCTAGTGATGGTGTTGCCTGATGCGCCGCACTGTGGGTATTCCACGGCGGTGGCGTTGCTGATCACGCCGTTGGCGGCGGCGGCCCAGTCGGTGGTGTTGCGGTCCAGATTCTGGCGGGCGTAATTGGTGTACGTCGCCTCGTTGCTCGATCCGGTGGACGAGTTCCCGTAGCTGGCGGTGGCCAACGGTAGGTGGATATCGGTGACCGGCGACGCGGCGGCGTTGTCGGCGATGTTCGCCCAGGCGACGGCACGGTAGAGCAGATTCAAGAATGCGTTGCTGGCGGCGTATGCTTTGGGCATGGCTGGATTCCTTACGAGGCGTTGCCTTCGGTGAAGACGGCGCTGGTGATGGTGACCGCTCCGCCCAGGATGAGGTTGAGGTTGTCGAGGGTGATCGGAGCACCGCTGCCGTCGGCGCCGACGTCGCAGTCGAACACCAGGTTGCCGGCGCTGTCGGTGGCACGTGCCCAGGCGGCGGTGCCGGTGGCGTCGGCGGTGACGGGGGCGATCGGGCTGAAGGTCAGCGTGCCGGCGACGGCGGACGGCGCGCAGGGATCGCTGAACGACAACAGCGCGAGCTGGGTGCCGACGGCGCCGCCGAGCGATGGACGAACGCCGGCGAAGATGAATAGGCGGCCGGGGCCGGCGCCGCCGTCGAGGGCGGCGCGGATCACGTCGGCGCGTTGGTTGCGCCAGGCGACGGCGAAGGCGAGGGCGCTCATGCGTCACCGTCCTTGGCGTCTTTGGTGCCGGTGATGCGGCCGCTGGCGTCACGGACGATCACCTTGTTGCCTGGGGATGGCAGGTTCACGGTGAACGACGGCGCGGGCATGCTGGTGATCGCCGTGGTGATGGCGTTGCCCATCTCGCGCGCGACGGTCAGGGTCAGCGCGGCGGGATCGAAGGCGCGGCCGTCGTCGTTCGCGTCGCCGTCATCGTCGTCGGGTTCGGGCGCGGGGGCTGGTGCTGGTGATTGGGTCAGCGGACGGCCGCCGGCGGATTGGCTGTTGGCCAGCTCGTCTTGATTGGCGACGCCGCCGGTGTTCGCGGCGAGGTCCCAGCCGAGGATCAGCAGTGGGCTGACTTCGTAATTCAGATCCGCTTTGATCGACTGCGATTCAGCGATGGCCAGGCGCAGGGCCTTGCCGCGGTCGGCGACGGTTTCGCGAATCACGTCGTCGTAGCTGCCGCCGCGTTTGGCGACGATGCCGCGCGGGGAGTCCTGGCCGGTGGTGACCATGACGTTGGCGGCTTCGGCGTCTTCCTTCGGGTTAATGTAGGGCCAGGCCGGGCTGGCGAAGCGGAAGCGGTACAGGCTGCCGTCGAAGTGCGCGGCGCGGATGGTGGCGCTGGTGTTGGCCTGACGACGCAGCCACATGCGGCAGATCGGCGTGTAGAACTGCGTGGCGAAGGCGCGTTGATTGCGCACGAACGACATGCGCGCTTGATCCATCGCACCGCGCCAGCCGCTGAAGTTAGTTTGGCTGGCGTCGAGCAAGACCATTTCCAGCGGCATGTTCAGGCCCGCGCCGATCTGGCGGATCAGGTGGCGGACGTGTTCGAAGTGTTCCTGGTTGGGAATCGGCGCGGTGGCGAGTTTGGCTTTCACGCCTGCGGGCAACGTGGTGGCCATGCCGTAGCGCACGGTTTCGGTGGTGACGTCTTCGCTGCCGCCGTCGGGCGTGGCTTTGCTGATGGTTTCACGACCACCGATGCGCACGGGTCCGCCGGAGGTGCCGGCTTCACGTTCGAAGAAGATCGCATGCGCGGCGGCGGATTGCGCTTTGACGATGGTGGAAAATTGCAAGTCGTCGAGCATGCCCGACTTGACCATCAGCGGCGTGATCCACGGGTAGCCGCGGTGCTGCGTCACGCGGCGCGGGTCCATCAGGTGGCAGACCTGACGGAAACCATCGGCGTCGCGCGCTGCGATGGTGCGACCCTTGCCCAGATTCGGCGCGGCGAATTGGCCGTGCTGCGTTTCGGTGAAGTGGTAATCGGTGACGCGGCCCTTGGGGTCGAAGCTGAGGCCGAGCCAGGAATCAGCGGTGCCGCCCGTGGTTTGGCAGCGGTCGGCTTCGATCAACTGCACCGTGCCGTCGTCGACGCACAGCGCGAACATATCGCCGTCCTGCACCATCTGGAAAAACGCCAGCCACGCCTGGGCGGACAGATCGCGTTCGCCGTAGTAATCGCAGGCCAGCGGATTGGCGGCGTATTCCGTCCACATCTTGGCCAGTTCATCATCGAGCACGCTGTCGCCGGTGGCGGGACAGAAGCGAAAGCCGTTCGACTGGATGACGTTGTCGGTCAGACGGCTGAGCATCTGGCCCAGCAGGTCATCGTTGCCGACCATGTGGCGGCTGATTTCACGCACGCGCCAGAGTTGGCTCTGTGGCAGGTGCGCGTCGCCGGATCCACCCAGGCCATCGCGGCGGCGCATGAAGCGGTTGCTGGGATCAGCGGCGTCGAAGCGACCGCTGACGGTGCCGAGGTTTTCTTCGTAGTCGCGCCGCGCGTCGGTCAGGCTCTTCGCTTTTTCGGCGATCTGTTTGTGGACCACGACGATCTGCGGTTGCTGCTGCGCTTTCGCCCGGCGCTTGCGGCTGGGGGAGGCGGTGATGGCGGGGTCGACTGGCGCGGTGCTCACTGCCGTGCCTCGCGGAAGTCGAGGATCACCGTGCTGTCGCCCGTGCGTGCGGTGTCGTTGCCGTCGAGCCAGACTTCCACGTCTTCGAGTTGATCTTTGATCAGCTCGACGTTGCGGTTGACCGAGGTGCCGTCATTCGAAACGCCGGACAAATACCGGCGCACCAGGATGCGACAGGCCTTGGCGAATTCCCGCGCCTTGGTGTCGCTGGACGAATCGCTGT